TGACCTGACCTGACCCCCTGACCCCCTGACCCCCTGACCCCCTGACCTGACTTGACCTAAGCCCTGCCAGAATTTATGGCTAGACCTATGGCTAGCCCTGACCTAAGCCTAAGCCCCCTAAGCCCTGACCCGTATAGCCCTGCTCACCTGCCTACCTGCTCACCTGCTCACCTGCTCACCTGCTCACCTGCCTACCTGCCTACCTGCCTACCTGCTCACCTGCTCACCTGCCTACCTGCCTACCTGCTCACCTGCTCACCTGCTCACCTGCTCACCTGCTCACCTGCCTACCTGCCTACCTGCCTACCTGCTCACCTGCTCACCTGCCTACCTGCTCACCTGCTCACCTGCCTACCCCTTGACCTGACCTGCCCCCCATAGACTAAGCCCCCCTATTACTAGGGGGGACTAATCAAGGGGACTAGGACTAACTAAAGTCCTTGTAGTGATGAGGGTCATTCCAAAGTAGTACTGACCATTTAGCAGTTGAGAATAAGGCAGGGACTACGCTGACCCCTGAAACTCTAGCCCCATAGTACTCACTTGATACTACATACTTGACCTTCTTGATGAACTTGACCATTTACATTTCCTAACTTGTAGTGTTCATTAGGCGATTACCTAACTACTTACTAACTTAGTGCCAAACACTAATCTAGTCAAACTGAAACATACCTATTTTGATAACAACTTGATAACAACTGCCAACTACTATTTTCTAGCCAAGCAAGCCTAGAATTTTATGGCTAGACCTATGGCTAGCCCTGACCTAACCCCCTGACCTGCCCCAATAGACTAAGCCCCCCTATTACTAGGGGGGACTAATCTTCTATCTAGGACTAGATAAGCCCTAAGCGTATCTCTGCCTGTCTGTCCCCATAGGCGACCTCCTCAGCGTCATTAGTTCCCTGAGCATTGCCAAATAGTTCCCAAGTGAATTGACCATAACTATTAGTTAGTTCCTGAGTTGCCTTGATAATCTCCTGAGCCTTTTCCCAAGAGTGGACTTCATAGACAGGACTTACGCCAGTAGTAGTATCAGTTATTCTTAGTGAATAGATTTTCATTTTGTATCTCCTAGTTAGTAGTTGTATTAGGTTGATTACCTAACACTTACTAACTTAGTGCCTAAGTTCTAATCTGTCAAATCAAACTGACCTATTTTGATAACAACTTGATAACAACTGCCAACTAAAAGTTCAACTCCAGTCTTATAAGGCACTGCGAAGCAGTTGCCAAGCAAAGACGAGAGGATGCGAGGCTTTGCATTGTTTTTGATTTAGATTAGAAGCTAAGCAAAGTTCAACTCCAGTTATAGAAGGGTCAGCGAACTCTAAAGATGCTAGAAGGTCTGCTATTGTCTATCCTTCTTCCAGCAACAGACTTAGCAGTGATTTTTCCTCCTGTAAAGCCAGAAGGAGGCTTGATTAACAACGCTGTCATTGCGTGAACTAAAGCATCTACTCTATCTGGAGACTTAGTCTCTCCTGGAATCCAAGATATCATCTGAGACTCTAAGTCAGCCAGATAACCAACGTGATGAATACGCCCTTGCTCATAAGCAAGGGTGACAGGTTCAGCACGAAGTGCCTTACCATGTTTGCTATGAACTTCAAGTACCTTGATGTTAGGGTCAATAGCATTGATAGCATTGCGAACCAATGCTCCTCCTTGATTGACCTCAGCTACTACTGGACATCCCCACTTACGAGCCATCTCAACAACCTTGTTAGCCCATTTCTCAGGGGAACCAAGTACAGTTGCATCTTCAAGTACCCAAGCCTGTCTCTTGAATAAGTCTCTGTCTGCTGTTGATGCACAGACAACAATGCCACATTCATCACGAGGATTCTCAGCAACAGAAGGGTCTACTCCAATGATACGAAGTGGAGTGCCTTGAGGTAGGGAGCCTTCTCTATATTTCTCAATAAGTTCCTCAGTCCATAATGCTCCTTCAACATCATCAAGCATTTCTCCATAGAGTTCTTGAGCAGCCAGTCTAGTTCCAGCATAGACTCCTGTGATTGCATCTAGATATGCTCCTGATAGGTTACCTGAGTTATCAAGAGTAGAACCACGAGTGATTACTACTCGACCAGTCTTTGCTTCTTCAATCAACTTATAAAGAAGAGGGACTCTCTTAGGTGTAGTAGTTACTAGGATTCTAGGATTACGACCAAGACGAGTACCAACACGAAGGTTGTCAAAGGCAGTCATACCTGCTGCGTCAGGTGTCTGTCTCCAAGCAGCTACCTCATCCCCCCAAGCATGAGTAAACTGAGGACCACGAAGTGAGTCAGGCTCATCTGCTGTGAAGCATGTAGCAGTATTTCCATTAGGCCAAGTTAGTCTTCTCTTAGAAGGTTCATACAAAGGTCTCTCACTAGGAGGAGTGACATTCATAATCCCAGACTCTCCTTCAACAATAACATCTCTAACATCTGCTGCTGTTCTAGCAACAAGAGCAAAGCGACGTTGACCTTCAGTTGTGTACTTGGCCTGCTCTCTTACCCATTCAGCTGCTGTCCTAGTCTTGCCTGCTCCACGACCAGCTATGTATGCCCAGATTGCCCAGTCTCCCTCAGGTGCCTGTTGCTCAGGTCTTCCCCAAACAGACCAGTCCCATAGCAATGTGTCAGGGTCCATCCCATTCAAAGCAAGAGCTTGCTCTTCAGGCGAAAGCAAAGCCAGTTGTTCCATTAAACTTTTAGCCAAAGTTCAACTCCAGTCTTGTATATGTAAGTCTTATCTATCTATTGTACAGGCTTGAGATACAGTCCAACTTTGAGGAATGCTCCCAGAAGAAACAAGCTTTGCTTGTGATTCAGATCTTTTGATCTCAACCATGAGCGTCAACGAAGTTGACAAAGCCGACAGGCTTTGTAGCGAATGATTGAGGTCAAAAAGTCTGAGTCATAACTAAATAAAAGTTCAACTCCAGTCACGGCCGCGGCGGGCAGCCCTGCGAGTTTGATTTATGGCTAGACTATGGTTGTGACGTTTACGTCGCCATCGAAGATCGCCAAGAAGCTAGCCGCATCAACGATGCCGGTAGATTCGAAGCCTCGATCTTCCTGAAACTTTGCTATTGCCATCTTAGTTAGATCCCCATACCAACCATCTTTGTCATGGCTAGCTTCCGTATAGCCAAGTTCGGCTAGACGTCTTTGAAGATGATGAATGGTTAGAGACTTTCTTGCATGGATGTTCTTGTAAATGCAAGCATCAAGCCTGACATCATCAGTGCGATTGTTACTAACTACCGCAGGGCCAGCAGGTTCAGGTAAGTTCTCATAGACCTTAGAGATGTCTACAGGAACAGGGACTCTGTATCTATTTGAATCATTGCTCATGGCTAGAAGGTTCCTAAACCCTTTGAGCCAAGATAGCCAAAGCTATAGAAGATAGTCCAAAGGATATGGCTAGAGCCAAGTTACTTGAGTCTACGAGAGTAACTACGATAGCCAAGACTATACATAGCATAGAAAGAATAGAAGGCCAAACAAGGTTTCTTAGAATTGCTAAGAGTTTAATCATTAGAAGTTATCCTTTTGTTTTAGATTGTTTTGAGGGGGTTTTAGATACAAGGTTTTGTGTACTAGGAAGTACAACGCCAAGTAACGGTGCTTTGAGTTTCTTCTTTAACCGTATACGAGAAAGAAAAGCTTTAAGGGTTCCAACAAGGATACCAGAAAGTATGGCTAGGGCTAGTAGGTATAAGAACTGATCAGTGGTCATTGTGCTCGCTATCTAATATGTCGTGCTGAGAGTTGCTAGTGATATGGCTAAGTAGGGTAAACAATAACCATACTGTGGCTAGACCAATGGCAAGTACCAGTATAGCAAACAATAGCCATCCCGCAAACGAAAAGAGTATGTATTCCATAGTTGGATACTATCATAAAAAACCCCTAGGTATTAGCTAGGGGCTTTTTATGGTTAGAGGGTTGTAGATGGCTACATCAGTGTAACCAGTTGGCTTGCTCAACTATCCGGACAAACCTAATCTGACTACGTTTGTAGTTAGACAGTGGTTCGATTACGGTTGTCTTGCGTTGCTGGTGAGCATGAACTATCTTGCCATTTCCGATATAAATAGCGGAGTGGTAGAAGTTGGTGCTACCCGCATAAGCAAATACGACAATGTCTCCAGGTACAGGGCGAGATACTCTGCTACCTAGGTGAGCTTGTTTGTTTGCTGAGTGTGGGATGTCTAGTCCGAACTGAGCATAAGCCCATCGAACCATGCCGGAGCAGTCCCAGCCGTAAGGAGTCGAGCCAGAGAAGACATAGGATGTCTTGCTAACTCGAGTCTTTAGATACTTAACTATTGAAGTCATTCGAGCATGGTTTCTAACTTGCTTATCTCTAAAGGCGTTTGCCTTCTTCAACAAAGGGTTAGTAGTGCTCGATGGCTTAGTTTTTGGTACAGGTGTTACTGATGTTGCGTTAGTCATTACATCATCGGAGGTTGCTTTGCTTATTGAAGCCGAGCATCCAACAACAGTAAGAACTGTTGCTAGCGATATTGTTGTGAACTTTTTCATTTGGCGACCTTGCCTTTCAGTTATCTTTAGTTCTGGGGTCGTTGCTGTTTGGGTTCTCCCGTATGCAAAGCAAAACTCTACATATATCTATTCTAAGGGGTAAAAGTGATGGTTAGGGACAAAAATGGCAAAAAAATCTAGGTTTTATTATTTAAATACCTAAAAGAGTGGCCGCAGTCTTCCTAAAACTGAACAATCCAGGGTGTTTTTCGTAATCTAGGTCTTTTTCGCAGATTCTAAAATTTGCTTCGATTTCTAGCAGTTCGCGCTTGTCTTGGGAGTTTAAATCGTATTTACTGTCGACATAAGCTTGGTACCTGTCCATAACAAAAGCTATGGCTTGCTTGTCAGATTTATCGGTGCTCTGATCCATAAAAGTCCATTCTGTAAGATCTGTAGTTCTATTCTATACCATAACCGAGCATCTAAGCGAGCGAAGCGAGCATAGAAGCAGCGTGAGCGAAGCGAACTATCAGGGAAAGACCGCGGATGCGGGCTTGACCAAAGCGTAGAGCGTAGCAAAGCGGAGCAGTAGGGCGTAGCGTAGAGCGTAGCGTGCTAGGAAAGGTAATTGTACGCGGCCGAGCGAAGCGAGGTTGCGTTTGTTTTATTTTGTTTTTATTAATTTTTTTCAAAAACCCGAGCAACCCTAACCTTTCGGCTAGGGCTGTCGGTGCTGACTAATCTCTAAACGCTTTCCAAGTCCAAGCAAAACTACCAAAGGCTAGGGTAACCAAAACTGCGGCAACGCTAATCCAAGTGGTGTGCTGTTCTAAGTCCTTTACGCTGTCGTAGAAATACCATTGAGCATAGTGTTCCTTAGCAAGAAACATTGAGATTACAGCGGATAAAACAAGGGAGATAGATAGGGCGAAACGGGTGAAGATAAGTGAATAGTTCATTTGAACTCTCCTACTAGTAGTTAGGTAGTGCTTTGGGTAGATACGCTACCCGAGACAAGTCTTTCATAGATACCGAGCAAGGTCAAACTGGTAACTGCGTAATCTTCTAATTGTTTTATTTTGTTTTTATTAATTTTTTCAACCGAGCAACCTAACCCTAACCTTTCGGCTAGGGCTAGGGCGGTGGTGTAGGTAAGACCTAACTATTTTCTAAGGCGATTTCGTTGAGAGTGTCTATGTTTTTCTTATAGACTTCAATTTGCTCGGTCAGCATTTCAGCTGGTAGCCACCTAAGAAGTGTTGCGGCTAGGTCGTAGTAGAACTCGGGGGTGCCACCTACAAACTCGCCTTGGGGTCCGTATCGGTAGTCCGTGTTTAGGTTCACTTCACCTAGTTTTTCTTGCTTGTCGCCTAAACAAGTAATAAAGAACTTGTTTCTCATCTCTACAAACTCGGCTTCTAATAGTCGTCTTGGACTAATAGGGCTACTTTTTTCTTGTGAATTGCTCACTTGGTTCTCCTTGTTGTCGGTGTTGCGTTGGGGGTTGCCTAACCCTACTTATTGCTAAGTAGGGCTAGGCGTTTCGGTGCTAGAAACTTATTTCAGTTTCTCCGTTATTTGTGTTGTAAGGGTATGTTGCTGTTTCGCAGGTAGGGCAATCGGCAGTTGTCTTTTTGGTTGGCTGTTCGCTTTGTAGTTCGTGGAATTCTCCGTGATACTTACAGGCATACCAAGTCTGCCACATAGGGTTAGTTTCTGGGTGTAGCATTTTATCATCTCCTAGTAGTTATGTTGCTTACACAACTATTCTTTCATAGATACCGAGCAAGAGCAAACTGAATGCTGGTAATCTTCTAATTGTTTATTTTTGTTTTTATTAATTTTTTGAAAACCTGAGCAACCTAACCCTGCCATCTCTGGCAGGGCTAGGCTTTGCTCGGTGATTACTTCGAGTTCTTGTATCTGTGTTCGGGCTTGCGTTGCCATTTGCTATCGCTTGATTGGGTTAGTAGATACTGAAACCATCTACCTACAAAAAAAGCGGCGATTGCGACTAGTAAAGTTAGTCCGTTCATTTTGGTTCTCCTTGTTATCGGTGTTGCGTTGGGGGTTGCCTAACCCTACCTATTGCTAGGTAGGGCTAGGCTCTTGGTGCTATCGCATAACGGGTCTAGGGTTAGGCAACTTGTTGAACTTTACTGCTCTATCTCCACAAGGGACACAGACAAAACATTCAGGGTCGTTAGGGGAACTCCATAAGACGCTAACGGCTGAACTCTCACAACCAATTTTGTCGCATAGGGCAACTTGGTTGCTTGGGAAACGCATATCTAACTCGGTAATGTATAAGGACATAGTAATCACCTACTTTCTACGGGCATACCCGTAGTCTAAGTTTGCCATAGTTGGCAAGCGTAGTCAAACAGGAACGCGAGTAATCTTCTAGTTGTTTTCTTTTGTTTTTATTAATTTTTCAGCTGCGAACAACCCTGCCTTTCGGCAGGGCTGTCGCTTAGATTACTGAACGGTACAGACACAGTTCGAGCCAAGTCCGTCACAACAAATACAGACTAACTGGTCAAGTTCGGCAATCTCACCTATGCCATCACAGACTGTGCAGTTGCTCATAGGCGTTGCCAATCTTCAATTTCCTCTTCGGTGGCTTTCCTAAAGGTGAAGATGCCTGTGCCTGTAGGCTCATCGTGGCTCCATCGCTGTGCAGTCATAGTCTTGTCGCCATCGTAGGTGATTTTGAGTGTCCAATCACCATCGAAGGTAAGCATCTTCAAGATACTCTTGAAGTCACCCTTGCTAAGTGCGTAGCCATCAACATTTCGCCAAGATACTCTGTTTGCACTTACAACAACATAATCGTGGTCGGCAATGTCATTAGCCTCTTGCCAAGGATGAATGATGTCATACTCGGTGTTGCTCTGGTCATCTTGCCAGCATCCGTCACAGGACTCAGATGGCACTGGATTACCCTTATCGTCTAGGACTTCACTGTCTGTTTCACTGTCATAGACAGTGCAACGGCAGTTGCTAGACAACTCATAAACAATGTCATTTGACATAATTTACTCCTAGTTTGTAGTTAGGTGGTGCTTTAGACAGATACGCTGTCTGCTTCAATTCTTTCACACTTCACCGCATAGTGCAAACGGGGAGCCAGGTAATCTTCTAGTTGTTTTATTTTGTTTTTATTAATTTTGTCTTCCACCGAGCGGATGCTGCAGCGTCTGAAGCGGCGAGGCTGAAAAGTGAGCGAAGCGAACGTTCAGCTATCGAGCCGCGAAGATCGCAGCAGCTGAGCGAGGTGTTTATTTTGTTTTTATTAATTTTGAAAGCACCCTGAACCCTGCCTTTCGGCAGGGCTAGGGACTTCTGTTTTAGTCGTTGTCGCCATACATCTCGCCAACACGGTTGCTACCTTGCGCTTGCGGAAGTTTTGTCCACCTAGTCCAAGTCTCAGGCAACTCTCCTAACTTCACTGCTGTTTCACCGTGTTCTAGACAAGTGAACATCTCAGGGTCAGTTAGCGAACTCCATAAGACGCTGTCGGCTGACTTGCCGCAAGACAAGACATCGCAACTGTGTCTGGACACCGCTTTTAGTTCTGTTGTAAATAACTCCATAGTAATCACCTCGTTTCTACGGGCGTACCCGTAGTCCTAGTCTTTCACAATTCACCGCATAGAGCAAACGGTGGCGTGAGTAATCTTCTAATTGTTTAATTTTGTTTTTATTAATTTTTTCAAAAAGCCAAGAACCCTGCCTTTCGGCAGGGCTCTCGGTGTTTGCTAGTTCCACTCTCCTAGAACTCTCATCAACTCGTTTGGAGTGGTCTTGAGTTCTCGGCACAAGGTCGCCATCATACCCGATGGGATTTGGCGCTCTTGGTGGAAATAACGGCTAAGGCTGGACTTCTGTAAACCTGTCGCAATAGCGAACTGGTTTAGGGACTTGTAGCCTAGTTTGGTGTATCTTGCGATAAACCAAGACCAAGCATCCATAGTTTGAGTTTTACTCACTTTGGCTCCTAGTTGGTAGGCGTAGAGTGAGCCATAATCAACGGCTAGCACTTGTTTTTCCTGCTCACTCTACTAAGGCTTATAACTCTACCTAAGACCTTCTTAGGACTTCACCTCTGGTTCAATTGTTTCATAGATACGGCACTTAGTCAAACTGGGAAACGGGTAATCTTCTAGTTGTTTAATTTTGTTTTTATTAATTTTTTGAAACCCCCAAACGCCAGAAAGCCCCATCATTTCTGATGAGGCTTTCGGCACTTGGACTATAGGGCTTTGATAGCCTCGCCAAGAGTTGCGAACTCTTGGAACTCACTCAACTCGGTGAGGGTCGTTTTGTCAGCGTATCGGATTGTGTAGCGTGAGGCACTTCGGTTGTAGTTGTCCTCGCTGGTGATAAACTTCCAACCCTGTCCGTGTTCGGTCAGCGTGTCCCAGTAGATTTCAGAGTTCCAGAACTCAAGGGTAGCAGTGCTAAACCATTGTGGATGGCTTGATGTGATGATTTCTTTAGGTGTCATTTTTTATCTTTCTTTGATTGGTTGTTTGCTGACCACAGGAGTTTGTGGGCAACATTGAATAGAACTCCACTCACATTACGGAGCGTTTTTGCGTATAGTTTTCTCATACTCTCAGACTACACTCACCGTATCTGATTGTCAAACTAGGTGTCGAGTAATCTTCTAGTTGTTTCATTTTGTTTTTATTAATTTTGAAAGCACCCTGAACCCTGCCTTTCGGCAGGGCTAGGGCGGGATTTAGTCGGTGATTTTCCAGATGGCTAGTCTAGCCTTTGGATTATCTTTTTCCATTTTCTTGAGTATAGCCTTTGCCATTAGCAAAGTTCTAAACAAGGCTGGTTTAGGGTTTTCATCTGAGCCTGTGACACAGATTTGGACTTTCCCTTTTTCACTCAGGGCGACTATTGAATACATTGCTATACCTCCTCATCAAACTCGGTGTGCCAAAGTTCGTCTGGGATAGACCAAACAGTTTCCAACTCCGTAAGTCTTGTCCGTAGTAGCGACAGGACTTTCTCTTTTGGCTTTGGTAGCCAAGTGTCATCAGCAAGGACATCTGCGATAACTGTCTTGTATGACTTGATTACTTCTTCTAGCATTTTTCTCCTAGTTGATTGATGGCACGAACCACCCTGTACAGGCAGGGTACAGGGCAGTTCGCTATTCAGTTATGTCTTAATTGTTTCATAGATACGGCACTTAGTCAAACTGGGAAACGGGTAATCTTCTAGTTGTTTAATTTTGTTTTTATTAATTTTTTAAACCAGCACCAAGAACCTAACCCTTTCGGGCTAGGCTCTCGGCACTATGGTTTAGAACTGCTTAGCCATTTCAGCCATAATTTCTATGGCTCTGGCGTAGTTGTCGTCAAGGGACAAAGTTTCTCCCCTTGCGTTTGTTCCACCTGTGAACACTGCGTCACCAACGATTGGGCTAGATGCTCCCAACATTTCGTAGAAACGGGTTGCCACCTTGTTTAGTGGTAGGGATTTGAGTAACCCTTCATCATCAACCCAGAAATCTAGGTGTGGCTGAATAGTTACGTGGGTAAACCAGCCACCTACGGCTGACTTGATAGCGTTTGAGATTTCCGTTTCTGGAACTTCAATTCGCTCGGTGGTGTTGTCCGTACGGACAACTAAAGCGTGAATAGTGTTCACGGCAGTTTCCTAACTGTTAGGGTTTGGGTGGTGCTTTGGGTAGATACGCTACCCGAGACAAGTCTTTCATACTTTCTCAAATAGGTCAAATGAGGAGCTCGGTAATCTTCTAGTTGTTTTCTTTTGTTTTTATTAATTTTTTGAAAGCCACCAACCCTGCTCACCTTTTCAGGTGGCAGGGCTGGCAGTGCTTACCAAGCAGCCATAGCAGGAACTACAACGCTAGTTCCAACAATTAGGGTAGAGAGAATAACCCAAGGTCCTAGTGGAATTGAGTATATTTGTTGTTTCATAATAACTCGGTAGGTAATCTCAATAAGAGCAAACCCTAGTGCTATTGGAATAATTAGTAAAGAAGCAACAGGGGAGTAAAGGCTAACTGCCAACATAACTCCAAGTAGCAACTTTATATCGCCCATTCCAATATAACCATAGTAGTTTAGGAACATTCCAAGAATGAACACTGCCAAAGGTATTCCAACTGCCAGCAGTAGATTTAGCCAACTTTGGTTAGCAATATTTACAACTAGAACGGATAGGAATGATGTAGCAACAAACGGCAGAACTATTTTGTTTGGTAAGCGGTGCTGTTCGTAGTCAATGACTACAAGGGGTAGCGTGATAACCGCAAGATACGCAAGCGGTAAGAGAGAAATAATATCTATAATAGACATTATGTTCCTTTCTGGTTGGTTTGGTGTAGAGAGTTCTCTACGCTAGTAGTCTTTCACATCTCGCCGCATAAGTCAAACGGGCGACCGGGTAATCTTCTAGTTGTTTTCTTTTGTTTTTATTAATTTTTTAAACCCCAGCCAGACCCTACCTTTCGGTAGGGCTGACTTTTTGGTTAGTTGTGGAGCAACTCAGCCAAGTTTTTTGGTGTCCAATGTAAATCTCTCTCAATTTTGAGACCCATTGGACCAACAACGCCTTCCAGCTCTGCTAGCGAGAAGTAGCCAAGTTCTTTCTCAAATCCGTCAACAAGACCGAAGAAAGTGTCTGTTCCGTCAAATTCTGCGGCATACCAAGTCCAGTTGGACCAAGGGCAGAAGAACTTGACTGTTGCCATAACCTCAGATAAGTTGCTATCTTCGGTTTCTCGCCATTTAGCGAGTTTTGCTTTTTCAGATTCAGGTAGTAGTTCCACCTTTATCATCTCCTAGTTGTAGGGTGTTGCCTGCGGACCATCCGCATAACAATTCTTTCACACTTAGCCGCATAACGCAAACTGGGTCGGCGGTGATCTTCTAATTGTTTAATTTTGTTTTTATTAATTTTTAAATGCGAGAAACCTAGCCTGCCCTTTCGGGCAGACTAGGCTTTGGGAACTACTTCTTCAACTCTCGGTTGGGTGCGTAGTTGCGACCTTCCCATTCGTCATCAAGAATTTCTTCTGTGATGTCAAACTGAATGCCACGCTGGCGAAGTTCTACTAGGAAGTCGTTGGCTTCAACATCTTCTTCCAAGTAAATAAAGTCGCCATTCTTGAAGCCAAACCCTGTTGCTGAACGCTGGGCAAACGGGAACTCTTTGAGATTGACTTCCAACCAGCCGTGTCCTGGGTCGCTAATGAACTTGAACATTTTCACTCTGTCCTCCTCTCGGTTGAACTAAGTGGCAGTTTAGCAAGTCTGCGTCTTGTTGTAGAGGGCTCTCTACACTACTAGTATTTCACACTTACGGCATTTAGTCAAACTGGCTCAGCGGTAATCTTCTAGTTGTTTTCTTTTGTTTTTATTAATTTTTATAAAAAGCAAAGAACCCCTGCCCTTTCGGGCAGAGGTCTTTTACTAACTTACGCTAACCCACTTGATGGCGGTTTGTAGCAAGTGGTCGTAATCACCGCTGGTGCTTTCTGCGTAGTATTCGTCAATCTCTTCTTTGCTAACTCCTGCCTCTTTTAGGGCAGCTGAAACTCTACCCATAATTGAGTAGGCGTTTCCGTCAAGTCCTACTAACTGGACTTTGATTTCTGGGTACTTGATTTCCATTTGTTTCTCCTAGTTGTTGATTTGTGAAAGTTAGAGGGGCAGACTATCCTACCCCTCTAACTCCGCCTTCTCGCTGTTGCCAGCCAAGCGACTTGTTGATACTTCATACCGCATAACGGGTTACGTATTCTCGTAGCCAACCAACTACGCCAACTAAGCAGGGTCTAGATACTTAGTCAGTCTTACTTCAATTGTTTCACACTCTACCGACTAAGGCAAGTTGGCTCGGCGGTAATCTTCTAGTTGTTTTTTTTTGTTTTTATTAATTTTTTGAACTACGCCACCAACCTACCCTTTCGGGTAGGCTGGCTAGGTCTAGTCCTTGTTTATCAACATCTCAACCTGATTGCTGGCTTTCATAATCGCAATTCTG